AACATTCAAGGCGATGCTAACGACTATGCACAAGCGGGTAATGATTTAATAGCCTTGCTAGAGCCAAAAGCAGACATTGGCTACCTAATTCATGCCGATGGTTTTTGCGAGCAGCCAGCACCTATTAAATGGCTTGTAAAAGGATGGATACAGGATTCTGCTTTGTGCATGGTGCATGGGCCTAGCGGCGGCGGTAAAACCTTTGTTGTTTTGGATTGGATGCTACACATTGCAGCAGGTAAACCAACATGGCAAGGTAGCAAAGTCAGAGCAGGCCAGATGGTGTATTTGGCGGGTGAAGGTCATCACGGCCTGCGAAGCAGGATAGCAGCTTGGAAGCACCATAACCAAGTGCAAAGTGTGAATATGTGGGTAAGCAAGGCAGGGTGCGATTTGAATACGCCAGAAGGTTATTTGAAAGTGGTTGCAGCTATCAGAGCATTGAACATTGCGCCCACTGTTATTACGGTTGACACATTGCACCGATTTATGGCAGGCGACGAAAATTCCAGTCAAGATGCAAAAACCATGCTTGATGCGTGCGCGGGTTTGATGGCGGAATTTGATTGCAGCGTAATATTGGTACATCACACTGGCGTATCGGAAGAAGCGCAGCATAGAGCGCGTGGGTCTAGCGCATGGCGTGGTGCATTGGACATTGAGATTAGCGTCATACCCGCTAAGGGTGACAAGTCAATTGAGATTGTGCAGCGTAAAAGCAAAGATGCAGAGATGGCGCAAACAGTCTTTGTTGACCTTGAATCTGTAGCTATACCGAATTGGTTTGACGAAGACGGAGAACCCGTTACAAGCGCGGTAATCGTAGCTGGTACAGCGCCAGTTGCTAAGTCTACGTCTACTGGCACAGGGTTTTCATCGTTTGAACGTGCTTGGTTTGATAGTGGCGCAGAAGTGCGTAACGGTGCACCTTACCTAACCAGATCGGCTTTAGTGGAATTTGGCAACAAAAACGGATTAGAAGGCACACAAACCAAGCGCATAACCAACGCCGTGAAACCAGATTTGATAAGCGGGTCATACATTGCGCCATTGATTAAGGCAGGATTGATTGAACCGCATGAATTTGGTTGGGTTGTTACCGATGCGGTACAAATTTCTGCAATGATGTTAAATAAATAGTGCAATACAGTTTAAGACTGTGTTACAATCTGTTGCATGAACACTAAAATTGTTAAACTAAAAACCAAGCTTAAAGCTGCAAAGTTAGAGCTTGTAATCCGCACACGTACGCGCAACCTTGCAGACCGCGCTTACAACAATTTAACTGCAAAAATTGACAAACTGGAGAAAGAACTTGAATCCTATTACATGGCGTGAGTTTCAAAAAAACATCACAAAATTTACCGAGCACCAGCTAAAGGAAATGCTAGAGCATGAAATGAAAAAATGGAAACGTATTGCATTTGCAGAACGCATACATCAACGACTTTGCGCAATGCGCATGAGTAGAGAACGAATTGAAATACTAAGAGAATTGTCAAAATGAGAAGTAATTTGATGGAGCCGATTGTTATGACTGAACGTGACAAGTTGGCAATTGAAGCCGTGATTGAGTTGTTACCACGTTATGCAAAACGGTTTGATTTTGACCTTGTGGCTATAGCGTATGCAATGGCAGATAAAACATTAACTGAGATTGAAAGGACTAAAAAATGAACGATGATTTTTATGACCAGCATTCGCTAAGCGATTGGTTTTTTAGCTTATGCGTAGCTGTTGGTTCGGTAACTGTATTATTGATTACATTGGCGGTAACGTTATGAAACATAAAGAAGCACTTGAATACGCAAGTTTTGTAGTTCTTGCAGACCTAGTAAAACGGTTGCAAGAACATTCTAAAAGTACATCAAACCTAAACCTTGCTTCTGACCTATCAATGGCCGCAGACTTGATTAAAAATCTTTTAAACACAACCACAGATGATTACAAATGACTACAAATTATGAACGTACAGCCAATTGGCTTAATGCTTGCGGTAAAAAACCAAATCAAGTTAATTTATCCGTACAAATTGGATGCCACTTGGAAGAATTTTGCGAATTCTTAGATACCTTGCGTAGCGATAGTGAAGGTTGCCATTTGTTACTGCAAAGAACATTGCTTGACCTTCAATGGTATGCGGGAAAGCTAAAGCGCCAAGAGCAATTTGTTTACATTCCGCAGCACACTAAAGAAGAAGCGTTAGACGCGCTTTGCGACACCGAAGTAACAGGCAATGGTGTGGCTTATCTTGCGAAATTTAACAAGCCAGCAGCCGATGAAGCCGTGTTAACCAGCAATGAAGCCAAGCTGGTTGATGGTAAGCCAGTAATTTTAGAAGGCGGAAAAATTGGCAAACCCGAAGGTTGGAAAGCGCCAAATTTACGGGGTTTTATATGATTGAAATTAACATTAACCGCGAAGGCCCATGCGCTAAAGCGTTTCATTGCATGGTTCCATCTACACGTTATGCAAAAAATGCACAGTGGGCAAAGGGTAAAGAACTTTGGGTTTCTAATGATCGGGTATTTGTAAAGGTAAAAATTGCAATGCCAAGTTTAAATGAAGAAATTGAAAAATACTGCAAAGCTTACGACATGAAGAAAACCTACTTCATGGAGTGCATTACTGGCACGTTGTATTTTGAAGATGGCAGGTGTATGTCATCGGGACAAATGCCAAAACGTAAATTTGTGCGTGATGACAAGTTAGGTTCTAAATTATTATCAGAGAAAGTTGCACAATGAAAATTCAAATTGGTGGCGATCATTACATGAAATTAAAAATACAACCAGTGGAATTTATTCACAAAAACGGCATTAGCTACATAGAGGGCAACATCATAAAATATGTGGTTCGGTGGCGTGATAAAGGCGGTATTGACGACCTTCGCAAAGCTAGGCATTACTTGGATATGTTAATTGAAATGGAATCAAAATGTACGGTTCAAACCGCCCGTTAATTTTTTGCGCTAAATGCGAAACAAAAAGAGTACCAGAAGGCGGTATTTTTACCAGCCCTAGAAAATGGATATGTGCAACTTGCTGGAGAAGAAAATGAGAAAACGACCATCATCACTGTATAGCCTTATGGATGAATTAATGGCTAGCGCCACTGAACCAATGCCAAAAACCAAGCAACGTTATCAATTAACCCGAATGTATGAAGGTTTGCGGGCGATGGAAACCGCACCAGAGCCAACCGTAGACGACTGGCGCGTGGTATCGGATGCCGTCAATTTGATGGAAACGCTAATTTATGAAATGAAAATTTGCGAAGATACAAACGGTTTATTAAAGGACGCTATGAAGGCATTAGAAGGCGCTGGAAACCGTTCAATCAATGGTAAAGGTATTCGACTAGATGCCAATGGAATAACGGCTGTACGGTCGATTCTGGAGGACTACGCCAGCATCATTGATACCTTGCCACACCGCACAATGGTGAATTGCCATAGGCTAACTGAAAAACGCCTATGGGCAATTATTGAAGGCAGACGTAAGCCCCACGACATACATATTTCTAAGCAACTAGCCCAGTCAAATAAATAGTCTTACCTTCTTTTTTCATAGCGGTTAAAGCCTGATTTCTTAGGCTTTTAGGGTCATACGACACATGAACCCACCCGCTGTTAGGTTGCCCCATTGTGTAAAACTCTAAAATTACTTGCGTAAATTTTAGGTTGCTCAGTATCCATGTGGCTAAATCAAAATTAGAAGTGCCTGGCACTTCAATGTCAACTGCAAAACCTTGGCAATGGTCGGACGTTTTAGCGCCGCCAACAGCAGCATTAACCGCATTACTGCGGAAGCCACTTGATACCTTTACTGGTGTACCGTAATGCTCTCGAATTGGTTGCAATACGTTAATTGCCAATTCCCGCAAGTTGTTAATTACGCCTTGGGATGGCGTATTGTCCAAGCCTAAACGTAAAGCGGCATCACTTTTAACCAGTTCTAGCAACGTAAAATTTTCACTAAGTTTCATTTTTTTAACCTTAAATTTGCAAGTTTTTCTACGGTACGACCACCAAAATAAGCCAAGAAAATAATCTGACCCAATTGACCCAGCAACTTCACATACGATTCTTGAGCGTTTTAACCGTATGCCGACATCATGGTAAACAGAAAGAAGGCCACGAAGATATCTATAAGCGCCATAGGGCGTATATTCTTTGATA